CTCGGTGAAAGGAAGCGCCGCTTTGGAAGCCTGAAGAACATACTTGATTACAAAACGTCACTCAAAATGTGGGCAAAAGATAAAGATAGCATGGTTCGATATATGGCCAAACATTGTCATGTAGAAAAACTCTTTACAGAGGAAGGAGAAGCAGTACTTTTGTACAATTTAGACAAATTAGGGCATCAGAAAGAATATGTTTTTAAGCAAAAAGATGAGACATATGATCAGGCACAGAAGCGATTTCTTCTAGACTTCTCTAAGAACTATACAATAGAGCGAATGAATGGAGAGGCTGTAATAGTAGCTAAAGGCTTAAAAATGTTAACTTTTCCTAAAGTTACAGAAGGATTAATACATGCAGCAAATATATTCCCTACTAGAGTTCCAGATTGGAAGTCGAACTGGTTCCCTCCGGTTACTGTGAAAGCTCCGCTAGATCCCAAACATGTGGAGATAGTTAAAGCAACCGACAGGTATCAGTTAAATTGGAGATTCCCAAACTTAGTGATGGCAGATCAGATACCGCAATTATGCCAGAATGACTATTGGGTTGAGAATGCCTCTAAGGTAGACAAAGAAATCCCTTCGCTTCGAGTTCTATGTTTAAGGAAGTTATCAATATATAACTTAGCATTTGGAGGAACTCGATTACATCCATATGTGGCAGATGCTCAATATAACCCTGCCGTAGGGCTAGAGTCCAAATTATTAAAAATGTTTAAGATGCATGTAGGAGTTGACAGTGCATATAATTTTAATGATACACATTGTGCCTTAAAATTTTATTATTCCTATTGTGTAGATTTGGACCCAGTGCCCTTTACCTTGGAGGAAGGAGATTTAAAATTGTGGAAGTTTTCCAAAAGTAAATCTTCCTTAAGGAAATATCCAGATTTGGCTGATACTTTAGTCCAAGGAGTGAAGGTCAAATTTACGCATCATCCTTCAAAGAAGCAGGCTAAGCATATCATACTGGGCGAAATAATTAATCAATTGAATAGGATATTTGAAGAGACTCGGTATGATGTACCACTGATTAAGAACCTGATAAGACATATAACTTCTATGGCACCTAAGGCTCAACGATTGTCAGCTCATGATACAGGGAAAATGGATGATGAGAGTGTGGAAGCTATTTATAAAAAATTAAGGTTGTTTTTTTTTAAGTGGTGATTCAGGATTACATCTCCTTTTGAAATCAAGACATCAAGAACGGACTTATGCTCCTGACGCTTACGAAATTCGTCCAGATGGAACAATATCTGCAAAGCTGGCTAGAAATAGTACGGTACATATAGATATTGGAGCAAAATGGACGGAAGGAGGGGCTTACCTGAAGTATCTTCAGTTATACGGAGATGAAATGGACATTTATGATGAAGTGTCAACTGGGGATAATGATTCAGTGATGATAAACAAAACTTATGTCAAGAAGAAAGAAGGAAAAATGATGGTGGCGGATGGAGATGTAGAAGCATTGGACCTGAATATAAATTCTATGATGTTAATGATGTACATGATGATGGGGTCTTTATGGATACAAAAGGAGGATACACATATGTATAGAATGTATCAGTATATATTGGAGGGATGTGCGGAGCAACTTGCAGGTAAAACAGTACGATGGTTGAAAGATTTTGTTTTTATGATAGGAATAATGCCATCAGGGAGTCTTGAGACATCTCATGGAGATTCATGGATAGTGGGAGTGATGATGTACTTAACTTTTATATTTTATCGGATGAGAGTAGTTGATAAAAAGACTCGAAGGAAAATTTGGGCTGCTTTATGTGCAAGGAGGTTGACTATTCTGATTACAGGGGATGATTTTGTGATGTCCTATCCCAGAGATCTGGATGGAGAAATAGGGATAGACAGGTTTTGCGAATATTGTAGTCAGGTGTATCAAATGAAGTTTAAACAAAGAAATAAATATACTTCATTGGT